AACTTTTACGTAAAGTTTCATAGTCGTAACTGCGGAAATCGGCTTCTCTAAACGTTTGGTAGATTGTCTTCCAATCGTTTACGCCGAACAATGCTGATTGTCGTGAACTGGTTGCCATAGTAAATCTCTTTTGATATATTTATCATTATCAAAAAAGCGGGTTTTTACTTATACTAGTGAGGCAACGTTGCTGGCTCTATTGAAAAATACCGTTAATGTAGCAGGATTATTGAATGGAACTACTGCTAATTGCACTTCTAGCAGAATACCATTTTCTTGAGGGAATGCTTTTACATAGTTCAAATCGATTCTAGGATCGACTGAAGCAACTCTACGGATCTCATTTTCTAATTGAAATTGAACATCCGCAGTGTTTGGCTCAAAAATAAAGTCCCAAAGTCTAGTGCCGTAACCCGGCTGCCCAACTTTAGTGCCCATTCTGATGTTTAATGCATTGATAAAATCTTGAACAACTAATTGTGCGTCAAGCAAGCGAAACTTTTTACCCCAAACAATTCCTTTGTTGATACCACCAGGGCCACCGTCAATTCCACCTGTGTTTAAGCCCACAGGATTAGTTGTTTTGGGCTTGCAAGCATCTATAGTACTGAATCCGATATATTGAGGCATGTTGTATTTATATCCTTAAAATTTATCCACCAAAGTCAGTACTTACAGAACCAATAATTCCTGCAATTGAATTGTTAATCTGATCTTGGCTAGGCGCTACAGACGCAGATTTTTGTAATATTTCAATAGCAGTAGCACCTTGACCCGGTACTGAACCTAATGCGGTTTTAGCAGTAGATGCTATTTGTGTGGCAGACCCTGCTAGACTTGTAATTGCACCAGCCGTTGTAGCAATTGATCCCAATGATCCTTTTAGTGAGGATCCTGAAATTCCACCTAGTAATGATGTTGCACTTGTAGTTGCAGAATCAATTAGTCCTCCTATTGAGCCCTTTCCACTGAGAGTGTTACTTAATGACGACACCAAATCCCCAGCGGCCGCTGCCGCGCCGCCTGCTGCGGCTGATGCGGCGGGAACGTTTACTCCCTTGACACTATCTAACTTATCAAAAAGAGACTTTCTCTCTGGACTATCGACCAATGCAAACCAAGCCTTACGCAATTCACTAACTTGAGGATCACCTTCGGGCAATGTTGCTTCTGCTTCATAGAAGGCTTCTCTTGCGGCATCAATCTTATCATTGAAATCATCGATTTGATCGATAACCTTAAATAGTTCCTTGCCGCTTGCCAATACTTGTTCTACTTCACCCTTAACAGATTCAGAAATTTCACCAACAAGATTTGGAATAGGAATCTTAGGATCTCCCAATACGCTAGTAATTTGTGCAGTAATCGACCCTCTATCAGTGGTGTTGAATCCAATTGTAGGTAATTTAATTGAACCACCTGTACCTGAACTTAATGCAGAGATAGCAGACTTTAGTTCTGCGGCTGCGCCTGCAGGCAATCCTTTACTTGCTAGTGAGGTCAATGCACCTAAGCCACTAGGTAGAGATGGAAGTGGCAGACCGTTCAATGCTGCCGCTTGAGCATCTTTAACTAGACCAGAGATAGCATCTGCACCTGGCAATTTATTAATAGCATCTGTGGCATTGTTAACTACTGCGGATACAGTCTTAATGCCTCCCGGTAGATTACTAATACCTGAGGCTAATGCCGCTGCCGATGCTGCGGCGGCACCTTGTTGTACAACACTAGCAGCCTTAGATAGACTTGACAAGTCGCCAGTCTTAAGCATTGAACTTGCGCCAGCAACTGCATTTACTCCATCAACCGCAGTCTGTACTGCATTAGTAAGGTTCTTTGATAACGTTGCAGTGGATGCGCTACTTGTTGCCCCAGTAATTCCACCTACTGTAGTTGTAACTGATTTTGCTGTATTAACTAATGAGCCAACACTATTTGTTACTGAAGTAACTGTTCCGGTAATACCTGCAACTGTGTTATTGATTGCTCCAGTAATATTATTAATTGAACCAAGAGGATTGCTTCCACCTGTCAATGCATTTAGTGCGCCGGACGCGGCACTTCCACCTAACCCTAATGCACCTGTAGCAGCGCCCAATAATGCACCACCTGCAGCATTACCTAAAGCCTTAGACAATTGACTTGATTGCTCTGATACTGCCGCTACACCGGCTGCACTTTCTTTTGCAATTGCAGATAAATTCTGTGGCACCCCGGCTTGTAGCGGCTTAAATGAATTCTTAATCGCATTAAATGCTGATCCTGCAATACCCTTAGCAGAATCGATTAGTCCAGATAATCCAGGGGCTGATTTCATTGCATCTAGTGCACCTGCAATACCACCTAAAGCACCACCTACTGTTTGAGCAATGCCGGCTGCGGCTGCACCTTGTCCAATTGCTTTCAATGCATCTTGTGCGCCACCTGCAAGATTACCGATGTTTGGTGCGCCACCTGCAATTTGTTTTACTGCATTGACAGTATTTGTAATACCTGTTGTGGCTGCTGCCATTACCATACCTGCAACTTGTTGCGGTGATTCTTTGCCGGTAATTGCACCTACTGCACCCATAGCAGTCTGTGCCTGTTGCATAGTGTTTACTACTGAAGTTGCTTGTGCAGTAGTATTTTGCACCAACTGAGTTAGATTTTGTGCGCCGGCTGCGCCTGTGAATACTGAACTTGGCATAGCCTGAGCAATATTTGCGCCTGATTGTACCAACGTGTTGATTAGTTTATCAGCACCCGGTTTTACAATACCTGCACTTGCTAGTTGTGTTGCATTTTGTGCGAATGCACCAACTGCCGCAGTTGCTTGACCTGCTGCATTTTTAACAACAGCGGCGCCTTGTTGCACTGCGGCTGCGGCTGCACCAGTGGCTGCATTAGTTGCTACAGAACCCAATACTGCATTAGTTGTACCTTTATCCATTGCTGAAGAGATGGCAGGTGTGCTAGGCACTGTTGCAGCCGTTGCAACGGGTACAGGATTAGGTGCAGTGCTTGCGGCTGCATTGTTAGTTGCTGCCACTGCTGCTGAAGGTTGTGATGGTAATTGACTTGATGCGTTCAAGTCGGTCTTAACGTCAACACCCTGACCTGCTGCTGACCAAGGAGCATGTGCAGGGGCACGTGTTGCAATAGTCAATAACTTGCCCGGTGCTGCCATAAATCCTTTTTGCTCATCATAAAGTGTATCCGGCTGTGCAACAATAGGAATAATATCAACTTCTTCAGGTTGTGTACTGGCAGAACCACTATTCAGATTAACTTTACTACCATTAACATATGCGTCACCGCCTGCTTTCATTGAAGAGTCGCCGCCGCTAGCAAGTGCAACAGAAGATGTTGCTTTGACTGTAAAGTTGTTTAGTGCAAATGCTTTGATATCTTTGGTTGCACGTAGTTTAATTTCTTCTTCAGTATTAACATGAAAATTCTTTGCTTGAATGTTAAAATCTTTCATAGCATGGATGTTAACATTATTGTCAGCATGCAAGTTTAAGTCACCTTGGGTACGCATATTGATTGAGTTAGTTGAATAGATATCAACTGTACCTTCTTTACCCAACTCAATATATGATTGACCATTACTATGAAGTATCATTAATGTCTGACCATCATCGCTCATTAAAATTTGATGACCTAACGCAGTACGAATACGAATTAATTGATCACGACCAATAATGTCGCCATCATCCATTACAATGCTGTGTCCGCCTCTACGTGCAACAACTCTTAATTGTTCTGCTTTAGAGTTATCTAAGTTGCTAGCAACACTCTCATCATCAAATCCACCTTCATAGATTGGTCTACCTGGTGTACTGACACCCCAGCCAACTCTACTTGCGGCTTCACGTTGTGCGCTACTGCTAATAGGACCGCGAATAGGATCACGTATGATACCTTGCTGATTCATAATTGAAGCAGTATAACTATGTACTGGTCTAGGACTGTCCACAAATTCCGGACTGTCTGACATTTCTTTGTTGTTAGTATTGATGTTAGTTACAGGCAGCCTTAATGCACCGCCGTAACTTTCTGCTTCGCCACTATTTGGTACAATGTTATCACTAGCACCAATAGCAGGAACCATGTATAGACTTTCCGGTTCAGGAACACAACCGATATAGAAACCATAGTTAGGGTCACCATTGATAAAGATACAAATTACTTTTGTACCGATATCTGGCGGCGCATGCCATTCACCGTAACTGCTAGGGTTAGCCTTATAGTCACCAAAACCTTCATTAGATGCATCTGGGATAATCTTACCAAAGAAGTTACTCATGTAACTTACTGTTACCCAGTTGTCTGAATTATCTGATTCTGCGGCGGCTTGTGGACTGTCTGCAATATAAACTTTAATTCTACCTGAACGTGTTGGATCTACATTGTCTTTAACTATGCCAAATACTGGAACGTCTTTAGTAGAAGCACCACCTGCATTGGGCTTACTATTTTTAGGAGGCCCTTTTTGTTTGATTACGTCTTGTGCCATTTATATATCCTTAGCCACCGTCATCATCTGCTACTGGTTTTGAGCCTGCGCCTGTTGGAGTTGTATTAGGCTGCGGGGTGGGAGTAGGGTTCTGAGTAGGTGTTGCAGTTTGTGTTTGATTACTTGGGTTGTCTTTGGTCAATCCAGTTCCTTGTGTAGTTGACTTACTATTACTTGGTGACGGGCCAGCAGACTGTCCAGTGCCACTAGCCGGAGTTTCACGTTGATCACCTTTCTGAGATTCAGAGGTATCACCAAAATCATTAATATTTGATTCAATAAGTTGTGTGAACTTGCCATTAGCAAATGTGCTAGTAACATTAATCACGGTATAACTTACACCTTTAATCTTTTTAGAAATATTTTCAGGATACTTCCAAAATAGAATACTCTCATTGATATTTAATGTACCAGTATTTGAAGTATAATCAACTGCTTCTTTGAAATCGATTTCTATAAAGACCTGTCCGCCATTTGGATTGATTGTGAATCCATTAGTGCCATAAAATTTACTATAGACTTGATTCTCGCTAGATGCAGAATCTTGAACCAAAAAGTCTGGATCACCTAAAATAGTAATTTTAGCCGTAGCAAAAGAACCGGGGTCATACAAACTTGTTAGATAGTTGTTCTGTGCTTCTAAACCCGCACCTAATTTACCTATACGAGGTTGATTTGTAAACTGATTAGGTGCCCTTGATACATCGTTGGCTCCATTAGATGCATTACCCGCACCATTCTGTGCAGTCTGTCCAGTGCCGGCATCATTGCCACCTGTCTTGTCGCCGGCTGCTGAAGTTCCACTAGCAGGGTCTCCACCTAACACCACGTTAAAGTATGCAGTGTCTAAGTTTTGTTCATACTGAATAACTTCTGAGTTCTTACCTGTATACCAATATTCATACCTCTTATGTGGACCATAATATGATTTACCCGGGTTAGCATATGCGCTATCAATGACCGGAGTTTCATATGTTTGTAAAACGTAGGTAATAGTATATGCCCAATCATTTACTTTTCCGTCCCAACGTGCGTCAGATATTTCAGCACTACAATTATACCATTTAATTGTTTTTTTGCTGTCGGGTTTGTTTTCGTTTATTGATTTCTTTTTAGGATCAGGTTCTAAAGATGTTGTGTAAACAACGTTTAATGCATCTCTTAGAAAATTACTTTGTACAACAATATTATTAATTGCTTGTAATATAGGTGTAGCCGGTGATCCTGAGAAAGTAATAGTTCTCTTTGTATTGTCAGGCTGAGATTTTACTTCGGCGGCGGCAGTAGATTGTTTAGATGTTTTTGCTCCTGCGCCTGGCCATTTAAACTTATCTAAATCTTCAGGACTTACTAATGTTGCTTCAGCAATTTCTCTTGCAGGTTCTCCCAAATATCTTATTTCGTAAGTATTGACTTCACCAATTTTACCATCTTCTTTAAGTTTTATTTGATCTTGATTTAACTTTTCAAACAATTGCGTGATAGCATCATCCACTGTACTTGCAGTAACTTCTTTGTTTGAAGTGATCAAACCTCTTTTTACTGAGAATGCAGATTGAGGTGGCAAAGATGTACATGCAATATTATAAATTGTGGCTTTACCATCAATTTTAAACTTGATTTCATTAATAATTACATCGTAATATGTATTGAACAATCCATTGCCGTTAGCGTTTGGATCCAGTGTTACTCCATCATATACTTCATTACCAGTAAGTATGTTACCTGCTTCATCGTAACCAAAGAATCTAACTCCCAAAATGAAAAATTGCTTAGACGGATTTTGAGGCCAACCTTGACCCATACTTTTAGCATATTCTGCTAATGCTTCATTAGCCTGTTTAAGTTTGGTAATAAATGAAAATCCATATGGTTCAATAATTTGAAACTTTAATTCTGTAGCATTGCTAGCAGTTTCATTGGCTTTTGCGTTAGTTGTTGTTGTGATTACTAAATTGTCAATACCATAATCAAATTGAAAGCCAGGTGCTCTTGCAGAATTTTGGTTGTTGATACCGCCGCTTTGAGCAATAAGAAATGCACCTCCTTCGCCGCCACTTGCTTGCGAAAGTGCATTAATTTCTCTACGTCCTGATGCTATGAAAGCATTATATGCATCAGGAGTAATCATATACAAACTAATTTGGTAGGTGTAACTTGAAAAATATCCTAAAGGATTTTTCAATCGTTTGCCTGGAGAAGTAGCGCCAGTTTCATCTAATTCCGTACGTGCTTTTACACCGGTTGTTTCTGGACTATCATCAGTTTTATCGGGTGGCCCGCCAGTGCTGCCAGCAGGATTTTCCTGCCCTTGTCCATTATCTTCGTCTGCTGGCCCAGTTAATGTATCTGCCATCTTATAAACCTAATACTGTATTCAATGTATCCTGACGGGGCACGTAAATTCCGATTCCTGTTTTAAAATTAAAATAAGGATCTTCACCTAATCTATTTGGATTACGTTCTGCAAATACCCACCATAATCTACTATCACCATATAAGTCATAGGCTAATAAATCAGGTCTGTATTCATAAACATTTGTTATCACCATGTATACGTCCGTAGGGTCCTTAGGAATAGGACGATAATTCATAACGTCTAAGAATTTATTACTTACAACGTTAGTGTTAAAATAAGGACTTGTTTGTGGATATAAATTTTGATTACCTGACATTACCAAATACCTCCGCCTACGATTCTAGTTCCCTGTAGTAGTTTTCCTGTCGCATAGTCTTTGAAACTAAATTTATTAGAAATTGCATTTCTAGATACGATCGGTACACAAGAAATTGATAATTGAATTTTTGTTGGTACATATGTTGGAGTATCAAATGAACCGGGTACAGCAAACTTTGCAGCAGGACGTGTACCGCCTGATTGAACTCCGGGTGGTAGTCTAGATGATCCTGAAGTGTTTGTGGAATACGTTTCTTGAAACTCGCCACCGCCTGTTGATGTAGTAGTTTGAATATAGTCTACATCATTGGGCAATGAATAACTAAAACCTGATATAGCCAATGGATGTGCTTCAAATTGAAAACCACCTAATCCAAACAGATACACTAATGGTGGAGGAGTTCCTGGTTTTGGATTTTGATCCTGACCATAAAACATTTTTGTAGCGGCTCTAAAGAAGTGAATAGTTGCTAATAGGTAGTTTGCTTCAAAAGCATCCTGTGCAGTAAAGTCGCATGTAATAGATACAGTGTCTACTGAACTACCTTGATATTGATAAATTTTATAGTTACTATGAGTAATAGTAGATTGATCATAAGAGGCTGCATAGTTCACTGAAATTAACGGAGTATATGGAAATACTACACCATTTGTGGCTGCTAACGGAGACAAGATGCCAGGCTCGTCGGCTCTATACAGATAATTAGCGTCTGGTGCCAATGATAATCTTACACGCCAATCTTCAAATGCCTCAAAGTTTGCTTGATCTTGTGCAGATGCGGCCGCTTGCACATCAATAATTCTACCATCAAGTCCTTTTGCTGACCCTTCACTACCGCCGTTGTCGGGTTCATCTACTGGAGCATCAGCACCTGTGCCTGCCACCGGTTCTTGATTTGCGCCTGGAATTTTAATAACTTCGCCGACCCTAATTAGGTCTGGATTTTTAATCTGTGGATTGGCTTTTAGTAATGCTTCAACTGTTGTATCATATTTTCTAGCAATAG